CTGCTGGCTTTGGTGAGGTGGCAGAACTTTCAGACGTATTGAAGGCATCACAGTTAGGTGCAACTGGTGGATTTTCTGAATTAGCTACTGTTGCTGATGCTACAACCTCTGTTCTTAATGCTTATGGTCTTGAATCAGATCAGGCGGCAAAACTTGTAGATGGATTTATACAAACACAGAATGATGGTAAAATTGTTGTAGATCAATATGCACAGCAGATAGGTCGTTTAGCACCTATAGCAGCTGGTGCTGGTGTCGGGATAGATGAACTTAATGCTGCAATATCTACTGTTACTGCAACTGGTGTTCCTGTTGAATCAACCTTTGCTGGACTACGACAAGTTATTGCTTCGATTCAAAAACCAACAAAAGAAGCCTCTGACGCAGCTAAAGAGCTTGGAGTAGACTTTAGTGCCACCGCATTAAGTACAAAAGGTTTAGGAGGTGTTTTAGAGGAACTTGTTGCAAAAGGTGGAGCTAGTGAAGAAACTCTTGCAAAATTCTTTGGATCTGTTGAGGCTAGAACTGCAATATTACCTCTGTTGAACGATCAACTTGTTAGTTTTAATAAAAACCTAGAAAACCAAGCGAACGCACAAGGAAAAGCTGCTGAAGCTGCATTTACAGCACAAAACACGATTCAAGGACAATTAACAAGGCTTGGAACAGCATTTACAAACCTAACCACAGAAGGCTCGGAAATAGGAATAGTAATAAGAGAATCTCTTAAAGTTGCTGCTGTTACAGTTGAAGCATTAAAAAGTGCTTTTGAATTAGTAATTGCACCAGTAAGGGCAGTTATAGCCGCAGTGGGAGAAATAGGTAAAAATATTGCACAAGCTTTAGGAATAGAATCAACAAACGTATTATTTAATTTAGAACAAAGCTGGATTGGTATAAAAGAAGCAATTACAACAACAAGTAAAAATGTTGAACTAATTGGTAAAGTTATTGGAGGTGTTATTGGCGTTACTTTAAGAAATTTAATTACATTACGAGAAAATCTTATAAATGGCTTTGTAGAAGCAACACAACCTGTTGTTAACTTTTTTGAAGGGGTTGGAAAGTTAGTTTCTGGCACTGCACAAAACATAGTCAAGTTTTTTCAAAGAGCATTTGAAAAAGTTGTTGAACTTATACCAGAACCATTAAGAAAACTTCTTGGTGGTATTGAATTGCCACAAGTAGATTTAGATATAAAATTTCCAAAGTTTGAAAATCCTTTTCCAAAAATTAAAAAGTCTGTTGATCAACTAATTCCAAAAATTATCGAATATTCAGAGGTAGAAGGACTTGTCACAAATGAAGTAAAAGAGCAACTTGACGCAAAAAATAATATTGTCCCTGTTACCCAAAATATAAAAACAGGTGTTGAACAACTTACAGAGGCTGAGATAAATGCGAAAAAAGAAGCTGAAGAACTTAAAGATACATTTATGGAAATAGGTAAAAGTGTTGAAGATGGAGTGGTTCAAGGATTAACTGATGCTGTTATGGGAACAAGATCTTTAGCTGAAGCTGCCACAGGTGTATTGAATAATCTTAAGAGAAAGCTTGTTGAGGTCGCTATGCAAAGGGCTGTTTCTGGTCTAGGAAATGCGGTTGGTGGATTTCTTGGTAATGTGTTCGGTGGTGGTAGAAAAAGAGGGGGTGGTGGTATTGGTGGGTTCTTAGGTGGATTATTTGGTAGAAGAGCAAGCGGTGGCCCTGTTTCTGCTGGTGGTGCTTTTCTCGTAGGGGAGAGAGGGCCTGAGATTTTGCAAATGGGTTCTAAAGGTGGCAATATTATTCCAAATAATAAAATTGGTGGCGGTACAGTAAATAACATTACAATTAATGTAGACTCCTCTGGCATGGATGCTCAAGGATCAGCAGAACAAGGTAGTAGGCAGTTGGGCGAACTTATCGCATCTGTTGTCCAAAGCACGATTGTTCAAGAACAAAGATCAGGAGGTTTATTAAATCCATAATGGCAACTTTTCCCAGCATTTCTCCGACCTACGGAATGAGAAAAAAAAGCAATCCAAGAGTAAGAATTACAGCATTAGGTGATGGATATGAATTTAGAACTTTATTTGGTCTACCACTGACACAAGATCCTAAAGTATATGATTTAACTTTTAATGTTTCTGAAACACAAGCTGATGTAATAGAAGCATTTTTAAGAAGTCGTGTAAACGATCAGGCAAGTTTTACTTTTACTCCACCAGCAGAGGGTTTTAGTGCAAAAACAGGAACCTTTGTTCAATCTGATGGAAGCGGTTCTGCTGGAACTATAATAACAGTTACTTTTACTAATCATGGAGTGGGAATTGGTGATGTTTTAACAGTTGATTTTAGCTCTGGCCCTACTGATGGAAGTTATGCTGTTGTGACTGCGGCTGATGAAAACACATTTACATTAACCTCTAGTTCAAGTGACAGTGCATTAGTAACTTCTCCTACTAATGTTGATTTTACTCTTTCTGGTGCTGGGCAATACGTTTGTGAATCATGGACTAAATCAATTCCATATAATAATAGGGCAGTTATTACAACAACATTCAGAGAAGTATTTGAGCCATAATGGGAAACCCTGTATCAGAACTACAACAACTTTCTAACAAAGCAATTATTGAATTGTTTTCTGTTGAATTAAAAGCTGATGTTCACTATACAAAATCTGCAAAAACAGCTACATATTCTCAGTCAGGGCAAACTATAACGATCACACTCAACTCTCATGGGTTTTCAACAGGTTTAATTTTAAGTCTAGATTTTACTTCTGGAAATGGTATTGATGGAGTTTATACAATCCAGACAGTTGCAACAAACACTTTTACAGTTACAGGCACTACTTCACAGTCTACAAGTGGTGATGTTTCTTTCAACGTAAATACAACATTAACAGACGCAACTGTTTTTTTATTTCATTCTGGCATTAATCTTACAAATAATAATGATATAGTCTGGCAATCAAATACATACGCAAGGATGCCATGCGAGGCAAATGGTTTTTCGTATTCTGGAAAAGGTAAACTGCCTAGACCAACAATAAGTTTTTCTAATATTCTTGGTACTATCACAACCATTTTACAAAAAGTCAATCAGACAACAGCTTTTTCTGATTTGACAGGAGCAAAAGTTATCCGCAGACGGACACTTAGTAGATTTTTAGATGCGGTTAATTTTCCTAATTCTATTAATACTTATGGAACACCAGACCCATCAAGCGAATTGCCTCAAGAAATATATTTTATTGAAAGAAAAGTGACAGAAAACAGAGATATTGTACAATTTGAATTAGTAAGTACTTTTGATCTAATTGGTATTGGAGCACCAAAAAAACTGGTTACCAGAGCCGATTTTCCATTAGTTGGAACTTTACAAAATTTTTAAAATGACTTGGAAAGATGATTTTATAGAATATGCAGAAAAGCAAGCACCTGATGAAGCTTGTGGATTAGTTGCGATTGTTGAAGGTAAAGAAATATTTTGGCCTTGTAAAAATATTGCTGAAGATCAATTTGAATTTTTTGCATTAGACCCAGAAGATTGGGCAGAGTGTGAAGATAAAGGTGGTGAAATACTTGGAGTTGTGCACAGTCACCCTACAGGCTCATCTCAACCCTCTGATGGTGATAAAGCATCTTGTGAATATGTTGGTTATCCATATTACATATACAGTATTGAGCATAAAAGTTGGAATACTGTTAAGCCTTCGGGTTGGAAAGCACCCTCACTGATTGGTCGAAGATGGGTGTGGGGCCAACAAGATTGCTGGACTGTTATTTGTGATTGGTTTAAAGAAACTAAAAATGTTGAAATACCATATTGGCATAGACCAAAAAGTATAAAATCATTTCTTAATAGTCCTGAGTTTCAATATGCTTTGCCTAAACTAAAATTTGAAAAACAAGAAACTACTGACAATATAAAAGAAGGTGATGTTTTACTCATGATTGGGCCAAGAGAAAAACTTAGTCATGTTGCTCTATATATTGGCGATCAATTAATTTTGCACCACGAAGCAAACAAATTAA